GGAAAGTGCTGCTCAACACCTTGGTCAGTCAGTACACCTACCATAGTCAATGAGTTGTTAGGCTCAAAGGGGTCAAGGTGCATCTTACCACCACGATGCGTGACAGTGTTTTCTACATCAAGTGTTAGCTTCATTTTTATCTCCAAGAATGTAGTTATTAATAAAATGATTTAAGTCCTGTTTGTGCTTATACCATTTATTGTTACGAACAGTTCTCCACTCGTTATGTAACAAGCAAACTACAAATTTATTATTTACTTCAACCAAGCCAAAATTCTTTTGCCCAAAGAACTCTACCTTCAAATCACGCTCTAATAGTTTCCGTAGTTTTTTTAGTCTTTTTATTTGTCTAGCATATCTATTGCTATACACATCTTTATCCCAGCATTTATCACATAGGTTTTTAGATTGTTCTTTGTAATAGTTAATATCCTCGTCCAACTCATTTAGAGTTTCTTTTGTGTACATTTTAATCATCCGTGATACCTCGCTGTTTGATAGTCCAGTTCAACATCTATTATACCATGCCATCCATTAAGTTTATTCTTAACAATATTAATATTACGTACAGGGCTGTCCTCTTTCTCACCTTCTACTGACGTAGGTGCTTTGCCAATCAGTATCATAAGGTCAGCTTCAGCAGCCTTGCCTGTACGTGAACCTTCCATCATGGACTGATTAAGCTGTGACCTACCCTCTGCATCAGCAGATAGCTGTGACATATAGAATACAGCACAGTCATACGTCTTTGCAAGCTGCCTAGCGTAGATAGCACAAGCCTTCAGTGCTTCATCAGGTCTGGCATAATTACCTGCTACACCAAACTTATCGCCCATGTCTAGCACAAGTATGTCAGGATTCTCCGACTTACATACAGATTCAACCCACGACATATCTCTACCACCTGCATCCTTAATCTTAATGTTCTTCATAACAGGTTCATACATAGCTTTAGCCTTACCCATGTTGCTCTTGACTTCACGTGCAGACATACCAGCAGCGGCAGTTAAGTACCTAGCACCTACGCGGTGAGTAGGCTCTTCGTTACATAGGATAATGCACTTAGCACCCTGATGAGCAAACCCACCCGGCGCAGCAATCAAGCTGGCATGGAAGGATGTCTTACCCGTGTTAGGTCTAGCACCTACCTCAATAAGCTGACCACCCGACACACCCTCAACTAAGCGTGTTACGGACGGTATATTAAATGCCCACTTAGCTTCTAGTTCAGCTTTAGCCATGAGTGTTTCAATCGTGATGTCATCCCACTCAATGTTGAGGTTAGGTATGAAGTCATCTCCATATGACTCTAGTAGATTACGTAACTTCTCAAGCGTATTGCCATCACCATTGACCATATCAAAGCCAATGTTAGCTACATCCTCTCCTATAACCTGTTGAAATAGTTTAGATAACACCTCTTGTGCTACATCACTACCCATAGGCTGCTCACGCTTTATCTGCACAAACAAGCTATGATAAGATGCTTTCTGTGCTGTCGTGAGTGTAGGGTTGTTTGACATAAACAATGCCTCAATCTCATCAGGCAGTACAGTACGCTCATACCTATCCATAGCATCATCAATACAAACTTTAATCTTGCGTACATCTGTACTAAATAATCTGTTAGGACACTTGGAACCACGATGCTCATCGTAGAACTCTTTGTCCATTAAACTTCTAATCAGTGATAATTCCATTTAGCTTCTCCATATCTTCAGGGTTACGATATTTCAAATCATCCGTCAATTTAAGAACACGAACATCGTTTACGTATCCTCTTAACTCTTTTGCCATAAGCAATGTCTTCGGTAGCGCATCGGGGTCTAACGCTATTATGGCTGTTGAGAACTGTGCAAGATACCTTTTATGCGACTCTTGCAGTGATGTGCCAAGTATCGCAACCCCGACAAAGTTACCGTAACCAACAACGGCTGCACTCACACAGTCCTCAACAACAACTGCGACTTTACCACACCCTGCGGTATAAGGCAAGCCACTTTTTCCATATCGTTTCCATTTAGGTAGGCGATGCTCAGACAATGACCTGCCTGTACCATCTACCATCTTACCTTCGTGCATGACAGGAAATACCACACGGCTTTCCTTTACATCATACAACAAACCTAATTCATCTATATCTAATCCCCACGTATCACACCACCTATTCATGTGTACATTATCACGATGAGGTATGATGTACGTAGGTATTTCAAACGGTGTAGCTTCAGCAAAGTCTTGAGCATTCCCGAAACCTGCTCGTATATCATCTACAGATAGATGGACACGTGTGCCACCCTTAACTCCACAGGTCATACGATAGCAATTCCATACGAGACTACCCATATTATTAGTCACAGTAAAAGTATGTTTGCCACAATTGGGGCAAGCCATTCTCTTAGTATGACCATTAGCTATATCTAACTCTTTAACTATATTATATATATTCATTATATATCACTTTCCTTTGCGGCAGTTGAATGCTTATATCACGAGTTCTTACGTGCTGTCAAGGCTAATTCTGCACTCTTGCGTGTATTTTTCATGTAAGGTTTTACTGAACTAGGATTAGCGTGTCCTGTAACCGACATAATTTGTCCCATACCGACACCCGCTTCAACCATTTCAGTAGTACCTGTCCTTCGTAAATCAGACAACCTAAGTTCCTTAGATAATCCTGCTGCATCCATCAATGCTCTGCCATACAAGGGTAGTTTTTGTAATGAGTATGGTCTGTACTCACCTTGTATAGCGTAGGGACGTGGGGCAACATACTTCTGAAAGCCAAAGTCTTGTTCTTGTTGCTTCAACATCTCAAACAAATCATCTTCGATAGGCAGATGCACATCAGCATGACGCTTCGATTGTTCTATGTGAACAGTCTGTGTTTCAAAGTCAATGTTATCCCATACAAGCATACGCATATCGCCTAATCTCTGACACCATTCGTATGCCATGTGAGCAATCAAACCTATGTTACGGGTGCTAAAATCGCTGTAGGCGGCTTCTAGCAGCTTCTGTACATCTCCCCTACCCCAAATAGTCTTACGCCTCTCTACGGTGCGTCTACGTATGTTAGCGAAAGGATTGAGTTCACAGAGTTCCATTCGTAAGCCATGATTAAATACGATTCGGGTCACTGACATTATATGATTAGCCATGTGAATACCCTTCTCGCACCACTCATTGTATGCAACTTTTGCTACCCGTGTAGGTAGTTTTTTATAGTTGAGTGTGGACAGCTTTTCACCGTCCACCTCTGTGTTTAACATGACCCCAAGAAAGTATTCATACTGTTTCTTAGTTTCGTCACGTAAGTTCCTGTAATCGTAGGAAGAATAGTAATCGTTTACTAGGCTAGTAAGTTTCATTACGCCGCCATTTCAAGTGACTTGAACTGTGGTGTATCAATCCAACCAGCCACATCAATCTCACGCTTGAACATTGAGATAGCTTGTGTGTCATTGCCTGTGTTACGCAGGTTGAAACCGTTACGCTCATCAGCATAGGTAGCATAGTTAGTGAAGGCAGAATACAATGCCCATAGATTGCGACCACGCACACCAGCTTCTTGGCTGTATAACGTATGCATCTTCTCAGCCTTACGGTCAGACCGCATGATGCCCTCAAGTAATTCTTTGACATTGACATGGGCAAGACTAGTGTTAGCCCAACGCTGCATCTGTTCTGCTTGTGCAGTGAAGTCCTGTTGTGACCTCTCAAGTTCAGTGATGAACCTGTCAAGACTAAAGTTGCTAGTGTTCTTACGCATTACCTTGTCATGCTTACCCCGGATTTGACCATTGAGGCAGAAGAAGTCAATAGCACCAAAGATAGTGGTGTTAGAACACGTACCGTTTACACCATGCAGGGCAATGATACGCTTCATCAACGTAGTCTCATGCTTGTCAGTAGCAATCTTGGCAGTTACGTTAGGCAGTGTCATGTCCATCATAGCCCAGCCATCCTTATGTGCGCTGCGCCAGTTAATCTGTGCGCCTTCCATGTCGTAGTCAGACAGTGTTGCAGTAGTCGTGTCCATGACATTGCGGAAGAAGTCACCATGTGATGCACAGGTGAAGCCATTACCTACGATGCCGATATAGTCACCAGTATTCTCATTGATGACATACTTCTTATCGTCCACCTTGGTAGGCTCAAAGGTTACGTTAAAGTCTAGGTTTTCTGGAATGTACTCTAATGGCATGATAATTCTCCTTTGTAAATGTTAACTGTCGTTGTGTTATATAGGTAGAAAACGTGTTATTTAACACATTATTTATGTAAGACCTACCAATATAAAAAATATTATTATTCCAATCATTATATCCATATGTTCTCCTTTACAGTATGATTAGTATTAGTGGTAGTATGGTAATCCATAACAACAAGTCCATAGTTATACTCCTTATTATATAAGATGTCAACTCTGTGGCATCTAATAGCCCCAATATTTTACTTCAACATTTTCATCAACAATCAAACGCTTCATCACACACCATGCTTCATCCATGTTACGTAAATCCTCGTAACTAATCTCACACAAATCAGACACAGATTGTCTGATAGGCACGAAAGCCTGTAGCATTTCCAACACAGCTTGCTGTTGTTTAGGTGTCATGCTTTTCCATGTAGCAGTAGCTTGCTCCTTGGTAATTTCCCATTCTGATTTAGTTTTTTTATTACCCATCTTGTAACTCCTTCTGAAACTCATTCCATGCGGCAGTAAATACCTCGTTGAAACTGTGGTAGTTGGCATCCTCAAAGGCAGCAGACGCTACCTCAAAGATGTCCTGCCCACTCCACTTAACTGCTTGGGATAACTGTATCCCTTTGATTTCATTGCTAGTCATTACAATTCTCCATGTACCATGTTTTGAACTTGTGAAAGGCTAATAGTTTGTATGCTTCCAAGTCAAGGGTT